GGGCGGCTTTTTTTTCTTGCTTTTTATATGCAATATGTGTATTATTATTTTAGATTCATCCAAAGGAGGAAACCATGCAACCGGGCAAATGTCGGTTATGCCAAGAACACCCCATCGTGGGAATGTCGGAGGTGTCCTGCTGCGTCGCTACCGTCAGAGGCGTGAACACTGGCGACGCTGTCTACAAGTGGAACCTGCTGATGCAGGATCATTCTGGGGAGTTCGACCACCTGCGTGACAAGATCCATGACCTGGAGGAAGAGAACGAGGCGCTGGCGAAGCAAGACCAGAAACTTGCCGACCTGAAATCCGAAATCTCTTCCATCGTCTGGAACCTGGAGAACGGCGGGTCCGTTGACGAGGCCGTCTCTGACCTCAACGAAGCGTATAAAGACGCGGAGTGAGTCATGCGACTGAAATTCCCATACTCAGAGGAACTTGTTGCTCTGGTGCGTTCTGTGCCAGGGCGCAAGTATCGTCCTGATGACAGGTCTTGGGATGTTCCCCATACCCAGCTTACCGCAGAGATCCTGCGGGGAACGCCCCTGGAGATCATCGACCCCATCACTCACCGGCTGGAGCTTCCCATCGAGTATCGCTCACAGCGCAAGCCCTACGCGCACCAGCGCAAGATCACCCAGCATATCCTGACTGAGCCCACGGCGATCTTTGCCGAGACGGGCACGGGCAAGACCCAATGTGTTGTTGATGCTGTCAGAGCGGAGTATACCCGGAAGCACCTGATCGTCTGCCCGGCTCCTCTTCTCAGCGTGTGGCAACAAGAGTTTCCCGAAGTTCACGTTGCCCATGGGCCTGACCGCAGCTACGCCACTGTCTGCCTGACCAGCTACGACACCCTGGCCCGCGACCTGGAGAATGACCGCAGCCCATACTGGCGATTGCCCAGGGATATCCTGGGAAAAGTGTCGTGGCACGTTGTCTACTGTGATGAGAGTCAGCTTGTAAAGAACCCCAGCACCAAACGTCACAAGACCATCGCCAAACTAGTAGCGGACAAGAAGATCATCCTGACCGGCACCCCCTACGGCAACGCCTGGAAAGACGTATGGGCACAACTCAGGATCTCTTTCCCTGAGATTGGGACCATGAGCCACTTCTACGACTACTTCTGTGAGTTTGACGAATGGGGTGGTATCAAATCCTACCGTAACCTGGACGTGCTGCAACGGATCATCGCCCGTTGTGCCGTTGCTGTTCGCAAAGCCGATTGCCTGGACCTCCCGCCCAAGCAATACCAGACCGTCAAGCTGGAAATGTCGGCAGAGCAGAAGACCCTGTATAACCGCGCCAAGAAAGGCGGCATCGGGGACAAGGCCATCGACTCCCTTGGAAAGATCCAGGTAATGCGACAAATCTCGTCGGGGTTCAGTTACGACCTGGGGAAGTCATTCCCCTGCCCCAAACCGGAATACCTGCGTGCCATCGGGTGGGACACGCCTACCATCATCTGGGTGAACTACAAGGAAGAGGTGAACCAGATCGAGGAAGTCCTGACCAACATGGGGGTGAACTATTCTGTCGCAGACGGCGATCACCCGGCCTCTGAAGCCGTGGCGCAATTCAATGCTGGAGCGGTTGACGTCCTGATCGCAAATCTCGCGTCTGTACAATATGGTTTTACTTGCAATCGGGCGACGAGGGTGATATACTACAGCCCTTCGTTCTCGCAGATGCAGCGCAGCCAGTCGGAAGACCGATGCCATAGACTGGGACAGACAAAGAGTGTGTTGTATGTGGATTTGCTAGGGAGTCCTCTGGAAAAATACATGCGTGATGCCATCTCCAAACACGTCGAGGTAAAAGACTACATCCTGGAGATGCTGACGAAAGGAGAGTTGTAATATGCCGACCTTCAGCTTCAGCCAATACCAGACCTTTCTGACCTGCCCCAAGAAATACTACTGGAGCTACATCCGTGGCCTCGTTCCCAAGACCACGCCGAAAGCCTACCTTCAGGGTGCGGCGTTCCACGAAGGGGTGGCTGGCCTTCCCGGTGATACCCTGTTCCACCTGATCGGCCAGCTTGCCCGGCGTCATTTCCAGCCCATGCCCAACCAGCGGCATGAAGTCAGCAAGACCATCGAGATCGACCCCGGCCTCCAGTTGGTCTGTATCGCCGATGCCCTGTCCGACAACCACGTCATCGAATACAAGACCATGAGCCGTCCCGACGCCGACACCATCAACGCCCAGCTTCTGTCGGCCCAGTTGCGCCTCTACGCCATCGTGTTCGGCAAGCCCAAAGTTCTCGTCCGCATCGCCAGGAAGGCCGAGATCCGCCTGAAGAAAGGCGAGTCTGACGAGCAGTTCAACGCCCGCTACATCCAGGAATACATCGACAAGCCTAGCGAATACTTCCTGGAACTGGAAGTCGAAGTGGGCAAGCCCGGCACGATCCGCGAGATGATGCACACCGTTGGCCTGATCCGCTCCTGCGAGAACGCCGGGCTGTTCCCCTGCAACGCCCCATACGCCTGCTACGGACGGTATGCGTGCAGCTATATGCCCCTCTGTGTGGACGAGGCTACCAACATCATGCTCTTCGAAGAGAAGGAGAAGAAAAATGCCACTCCCTACTGAAAAGCAGAACGTCTCATGCCCCAGCATCGCCCAGTCCCGGCTGGTGATCATGGCGAACCCGAAAGGGGGGAAGTCCACGTTCCTCGCCCAGAACCCCGATCTGCTCCTGATCGACTGCGACAACAACGGGGCCGCCTTCATCGACTGCTACCGTGTATCGGCCTATTCCTGGCAGGATCTTCAGAAGATCCTGGCCGAGATCGCGGAAGAGAAGAAGAACGGAACGCTCAAGTTCAAGACCATCGGCCTCGATACCATCAACGGGGCCTACCAATTCTGCCGCACCCACGTTCTGAAGGAACTCAAGTTGACCCACGAATCTGACGACAAGGGCTTCGGTCGGTCCTGGGACATCGTGAAGAACACGTTCCTGCGGTTCATCGCCTATACTCAGTCTCTCGGCCTGGGGCTTTGGATGACCAGCCATACCGTGCAAAAGGAGGTGAAGATCGACGGAGTGAAGCGGACTGTTACCACGACCAACCTGTCTAATTCCATCCAGACCGTCGTCCAGGCGCTTGCTGACCACATCATCTACTTCGACGCCAACGAAGACGGCACCCGGACCTGCTACGTGTCTCCGCAGGATGGGCTGGAAACTGGCGGACGGTTCAACCGCTTCGGCCTCAACAAGAACATCAAGTTCAATACCGAAGCTGAATTGTATCAGTCCATCATGAACACACTGGCTGCGTATAGCACCCAGGCGAAGTAAATTGTAAAATTTGTTTAAAACGAAGGAGAATCAAAATGAGCGACATTCTTTCCCGTCTTCAGCAGTTCGACAACGACTATGAGAAGGCCCCCGCCGAGGGTGCCAAGATTGAACTCCCCCCTGGCCGCTACGTGATGAACGTGGTCAAGGGCGAGGTGTTCGAATCCAAGGAGGGTCGCCTGTTCCTGCGCCTAGACCTGGGCGTCATGGAAGGGGACATGTCGGGCGTCATCGTGTCCAAACTGTTCACCTTGGACGATCCCAGCCGCCTGTCCTGGCTCAAGAAGGACATGTTCACCCTGGGCATCATGGTCCAGAAACTGAGCGAACTCCCCGCCGCTCTGTCCAAGATCACCGATCAGGCCCTGATGGTCGAGGTGAAGCAGAACGGGAAGTATACCAACTACTACATCAACGGCAAAGCTGCCCCCAAGGCCGACGGCGGCAAGGACGTGCCGTTCTAACCGTGACCATCAGGGTATCGCCCCCTCTCTGTGAGGCGGTCGGCATAACCGTTCCAGGGTGAGGATACCCGGCCCGAGTAGACCACTCCCAGGTGCGAGTCCTGGGCGGGCGCTTGTGCAGCAGCCCCCGAGTCCTGGAAGAACGGGGGAGAACCGGGGGGTTGTCCCCAATGGGGGCGGGCTGCTTTGATCTAAAAGCCCTATTGTCCACGAGGTGATAGGAATGAAGGATAAATTTGCCCAATACTTTGGCCCCCTGCCAGACGGAACATCGGCAAAGATTCCCTGTCCCTGGCACGACGACGACGACCCAAGCCTTTTGTTGAATTACGGAGATGGACGGTATCACTGTTTCGGCTGTGGTAAACACGGTCACATAGATGAACTTCTTAGCTCCGACTTTGGCAAGGAGATCGACCTGGAAACCGTGAAGATGTTTCACGAGAAGCTGATGTCGAAAGACCTCACGCTGTCTCGTGATTATGTCAGATCGGCCAAAGGCTGGACCGACAAGGTTCTGCGTGATTTTATGATCGGCCACAATGGCACCCGGCTGACTATCCCTGTCTGGGCCGACAAGATCGGTGGGCGCTGCATCAACATTCGGATGTATCATCCCAGCAAGGCCCCCAAGATGCACTCCTACGGCAAAGGATACGGGGCCAATGTCTGGTTCCCGTTCCCGCCTACCGGACCAGAGATTTACCTGATGGAAGGCGAGTCCGATACCATCCTGGCTCGTTCCAAGGATCTGCCTGCCTTTTGTCATACTGGAGGAGCCGGTTACTGGTGCAACCAGTTTACCCAGGATCTGGACGGCAAGAAAGTCAACATCGTCTATGACAACGACAAGGCCGGTCAGTCCGGGGCCAACGCCGTCATCAACGCCATCAAGTTCACGTCTGAGGTTCGGAACCTGCGCCTGCCCCTATCCAACGGGAAAGACTTCAGCGATTGGATTCTCAGGGAGGGTGGCGACCTGACCCAGCTTGCCGAGGTGAAGGCATCCACGGCACCATACGCCGTCAGCAGGATGCAAGTGACCGTGGACAATCCCACCGACCTACCCCTGTTTGAGACGGCCAACGCTCGTTGGGCCTACAAGGCCGTGACCTGTCAAGTGGTAGTGGCAGGGAAGGACCGCAGCCCCTACATGATCCCCTACAAGTATGTGATTGAGTGTCAGCCCAACAACAAACGCGCAGCTTGCGTCGGGTGCCCAAACCACAAGAACAGCGGCAAGAACCAGTATTTCATCGACTGGAGAGATGGCAAGCTGACCCGGTTTGTAGACCTCCCAGAGATGACCCGCGATTTGGTTTTGTGCGAACTCACCGGGATTCCCAGAGGATGTCGGCCCAGTCACATTCTCATCGAGGAATATCAGAACATAGAGAAGCTGGCCTTGTTTCCACGGCGCGATGTCCTGACCATGGACGTTGACATGCCCGCCGAGGTGAACATGCTGAGAAAGGCGTATTTCCTGGGCATCGGAGTCCAGACAAACGCCACCTATACCGTCCGAGGTATCCCTATCCCCGACACCAGGGACCAGTCCAGTGTCCTGTTGATTATCGAGGCTGACCCGGTAGATACTGTCGAAGAAGTCACCGACCTGACCCCGTGTGAATGTTTCCGGCTGGAGGAAGAAGATGCCAATGTTCCAGAAGGTAAAACAACATCTGGAATCCTTTGACGAGGATCTCTGTGAGAACGGCATAGGGGTATCGCAGCGATCCTATATCGCTACCGCCGTTCTGCTCACCTATTGCAGCGTTCTCCGATTCCCGTTTCAAGGTCAGCTACTGCCCCGTGGGTGGATGGACATACTCATCATCGGAGACACGGCTTGCGGCAAGAGCAAGATCACCGAAACCATCGTCAACAAGATGAAGCTCGGTGAGTTCATGAAGGGCGAGAACGCCAGCTTTGCCGGTCTGGTGGGTGGTCTTCAACAAGTGGGCACCCGCGCCAAGTGGGACATCGTGTGGGGACGTATGCCGTTGAATCACGGTAAACTTCTCGTCTGCGACGAGATCAGCAGCCTGTCCGTTGACGCCATCGGGGATATGTCGGCCATCCGATCATCAGGCATCGCCGAGATCGTGAAGGTTCAGGGCGGAATCACCCGATGTGCTACCAGGATGGTGTGGCTCGGAAACCCCAGGGCGGCTGTTCCCATGGCTGGTCACACGTATGGTGTGACGGCGTTGCAGGAGCTGATCGGCAGGCCCGAGGACATCAGGCGCTTCGACTTCGCCATTGGCGTCACCACGGGTGATGTCCCGCTAGAAATCGTGAACAAGCACCGCGACGTGTCAGGGTATCAGGGCAAGTGGGAGGAACTGCGGCAGTTGGTAAAATGGGTCTGGCAGCTTCGCCCCCAGGAAGTGGAGATCAACGCCAAGACGACCGACATGATCCTGTCTCTGGCGAAAGACATGGCGAAAGACTACAACAGCGGCATCCCTCTGGTAGAACCCAACGAACAGCGGGTGAAGATAG